ATCATCCAAGAAGCTGAGGAAACTTATTGGAAGCTGGTTGGTGGCGTACCGGAGGCCGCATGAACGCCATCAAGACCTATACCAACCCGCGCACGAACAAGACCGTGGAGGAGCAACAATGAAATTTAGAGACTTCATCAAACAATTGGATGCACTCTTGGCGGTGCGCTACGGGCGTCAGCCTTTCGCCGCGACCGGCGCGGTAGACACACTCTCTGTAAGAGCGTTAGTGAACGCTGGCGTGCACCGCGACGACATTCGTGAATGCTGGGAGGCTGGCTGCACGCCGGCCCAAGCTGCCGCGCTGCTGGTGGGTGACCACTCGAATCCAGCGCTGGACAACACTTGGACAGACGAAAACGACAACATTCGGTTCTGGAGAGAATGAATATGAGTGACCTCACTTTAACTTGGAAACATCTTTCTCAATTTGGAAAATCTGACAATGGAAACCGTTGGTATCCAGACGACCGGGCACCAGTGTTCGTGCACAAATGGGTGGCGCGTTATCGCGCTCCATCGCGAGCATGGCCGTCGTCTTACGCACGGGCTTTGTTTACGCGCAAGTTCGTGGAACACGCTCTGGCAATTGACCCAGCTTGGACAGCGACAATACTGAACGAGTCGAAAAACAATGCGGACGAGGTGCAATCGTGAACGAGATCGAATACGAAAAGATGCAAGAGTCTGCTGCCATTGGGCAAGCGTTGTCGGAGTGCGTGAACGCAATCATGGCAGAGTTCGACGCAACAACGCTTTATGGCTTGCAGCGCGGCGCGTACAAGTTCACCGATTGCGGGCCGTCGGTGGGGTTTCAACTGTTTGACGGTTCGCACATTTGGAACGGCGACGACCGCGCCAGAGACCTGTCATGGGTCTCTCATGTTCAAGACATTTGTATCTCAAGCATCGTCGAGGGTTCCGATGCTGAAGTGCAGAAAGTTTGGCTAAACCTTTTGGGCATTGCTGACGGCAGCGACCGCATCTGCGACCAGTATCCCGAGGAAACTGTCGGGCAGTTGGCCGTGCGCCGTTGGGATCACGTTTTGGGAGTCGTCAACGACGAGGCTTGCACGTTGTGGCATGAAGCGAACGACGAGTGGGATGAAGCGGACGACGAGGAGGTGCAATCGTGAGCCGCGTAACAGATAAACAGGTTGACGCACTTGTCAGCGCAGTAGCAGCCGAAACGATGCGGCTGTTGGCTACCCCTAACTCAATAAACCTACCCGAGGATGTTCGCCTTTCGATGGCTGTTGTGATGGCCTACGAAAAGTTTTGCTTGATGGGTTCCGAGGAGTTAGATGTCGCTGTAGCGCATGAACTCGTAAAAAAGAATGAGGTGCAATTGTGAGCCTCATCACCCGCGATTCTCGCAACGCGACGCAGGCCGGCGCCCCGGCCTTGAAAATCCAGCGCCGGCTATTGCTGTCGGATGGCGAAGCGTCAGGGGCGGGCGTCGAGTGGCATCACCTCGCTGGCGACTGCCTGGGCTTCTATCCTAAAAGCCACGAAGAGGTAGCGCGGGTAGCTGCGTTGATCGACCGCTGCACTGCTCGGGAGCTCGACAAGAAAAACAACGCGTTAGGAATTAAGTCTAAGGCTGCAGCGTGGCGTTACATTGAAGCGCAGCGCGAAAAACACCTGGGCAGCGAGGACAAGGGGCTCGGCGCCGTGCGTATAAAGTACGGGAAGTTTGGGCCGTTCGTGCCGGCGTTTGGTGACCCCGACGCCGTGTACTTTTTTCAAAGCTTGGAAGAAAAAAACAGCATCACTAAGTTTCTCAAAATCTAAGAGGGTAAGACGATGGGTTCACGACATTTTTGGATCGAATCAGGTCCCCGCGGGGAAGCTTGGACGCGGGCTGCGACCGAGCAGTACATTAATCAGGTGATTGCAGAGCAGTTGCACAGTAAAAAGACAGCGAACGCGGACCGTTGCCGTCGATATCGGCAGCGAAAAAAAGCGCGGCAGGTGCAACCATGAAAGCCCCCCGTAACGCAAAGGATGCCGTCACGCTGGCCCTGCTGCTGGGCCTGACCGCGCCGACTGACGCGCAAGCGGACACCGTGGCCGCGCTCGCGGAATCGCTTGCGGTCAATTTGTCCGAGCGCGACATTAAAAACTGCAAGCGCCGCGCGTTGCAACGCTTCCGAGCGTCGCGCGGGAACGTCGCGAAGGTTGCTTTTCAGACTGCATGATGCGATTTTTACCCCACGGTCGGCAAACCACAATGAGGTAAGTTATGTGGACAGCCCTTTTTGAGCTGATGGCGTTGGCATCGTTGGTCTCAGCACTGGCCCTGCTAGGCTGGCTGGCGTGGGAGGTGTTCCTGCGCCCCCCGCGCTGCCGCGGTGCGCGCTTCGAGCCTGACCCGCGCGCCCTGCGCAAGCTGCAGGCAAAGCGTCGCCTGGCGCTGCGTCGCCTTGGCGACCGCTGGGTGCTGCACTCAAGTCGGCCGCCGGTCAAATGGGGCGTTGAGCGTGACTGAATTGGCTGAGAGAGCATTAGCCCCTGCCCTGCGCGGGGGTTGTTGAGCATTTCGCAATGCGTTATGTTTCCGTCTGCGCCGGCATTGAAGCTGCGACCGTCGCCTGGCACCACTTGGGTTGGGAGCCGGCATGGTTCAGTGAGATTGAGCCTTTCCCGTCGGCCGTGCTCGCGCACCATTACCCCAAAGTAAAAAACTTGGGCGACATGACGAGGTTTGAGACTTGGCCCGATGCAACAGTTGAGCTTATTTGCGCCGGCACCCCTTGTCAGTCGTTCAGCGTCGCGGGCCTCCGTCAGGGGCTTGCCGACCCACGAGGCAACCTCATGCTCACGTTTCTTGCAATCGTTCAGCGTTACCGGCCTCGATGGATTGTCTGGGAAAACGTCCCCGGCGTCTTGTCATCAAACGGAGGACGGGATTTTGGCACCTTCCTCGGGGCGTTGGGGGAGCTGGGGTATGGGTGGGCCTACAGAGTGCTGGACGCTCAATGGTTCGGAGTGGCCCAGCGCCGCCGTCGTGTGTTCGTTGTCGGATGTCTTGGAGACTGGCAACGTGCCGCCCAGGTTCTTTTTGAGCGGGAAAGCGTGCGCCGGGATTCTGCGCCGAGCAGAGAAAAGGGGCAAGAAGTTGCCGGAACCTTTAAGGCTCGCGCTAACAGCGGTGGTTGGTGCCAGGACGTAGACCTCGCGGCGGGTGGGCATATGCGCCCAATGGCTGCCCGAATGGCATCATTTTGGGACGGCAGCGACGTAGCGGCGACCTTAACGAAACAAAACGCAAACGGCGCGCAGCGTATGCCAGACAAAGAGAATTTCGGCGCGGTGCTTCAAGCCGTCGCCTTTGATGAGTGCGCTAACAGGGTCACTCATTCTTTGCGCGGCGAAGGGTTTGATGCGAGCGAGGACGGGACGGGACGCAGCACGCCGGTAGTGCCTATTACTTTTGGCGCACAAATGTCAGCACCGCAGACCGACGTGGACATGGTGCAGACGTTACAGGCGAAGAATCCGATGGCGGTAATGCAGCCCCTAATCGCCGGAACGCTCGGCCGCGGCCTTCGGTCGCACACTGAGTTGGACGGGCATGGTGCTTATATTCCCGTCGCCCAGCCGGTGGCGTTCTCCAATGTCGGTGCGACTTTGAAAGGCGGCAGCGGTGAGCGGGGTTACCCAGACCCATCGGACGGCAACGGGCACAATCTGGTCGCCCAGCCAATCCCGATTGACACAATGAATCATTTAGGTCGCGGTGATGATCATTCATTTGGTGATTTCCAACCGGGCGGCCCTAGTTACACGCTAACGAAAGGTCACAGTCATGCCGTCGCGCAGCCGGTGGCCCCATCTCTTACCGCCTCCAACGACCCAAGCCGCAGTCCGCAGTCAAGCGAGGTGACGCAACAAGTCACAGCAGTCCATAGCGCGATCATGCAAGTGCGCCGCCTCACCCCCGTCGAGTGCGAACGCTTGCAAGGGTTCCCCGACAATTACACCAACATCCCGTGGCGCAAGAAAGACGAAAGCCCGGATGGCCCTCGCTACAAAGCTTTGGGCAACTCAATGGCCGTGCCCGTGATGCGGTGGATCGGTGAGCGCATTGCAAAGGTGGATGCATGACGCTCTACACCCACGCGGGCGCGCTCATCACGCACCAATACTGTTGGATTGAGCCCAACGCAATCGGAGCGCATGGCTGGCTGCGCGCCGTATGGTTTGGGCTGACCTGTTTTCCAGGCCGCGCCTTCGGCTGTCACACGCTTCTCGAGAATGGCGCAATTTATCGCAACGTTCCGTTTCACCAACTCTCTGCCGTGAAGGACGCACCGCCATGGAGTGCTTCGCAGGCGCAGACGTGGGACGCGTATGGATACGACTTTTCGCTGATCGAGTATCCGTTCCTCGCCAACATGAACTCACGCGTCAAGTTGCAGGACGACACCGAGCACGACGGCCACTACCTCTTCACGCTGGTGCCCATTGGCGACGCCTTCAGCGCAGCTCCCGAGCAGAGCAAAGAATTCTATTTTGTGCAGTTGGACAACGGCCGCTACACCAGTCAGCCAACGAACCAGGTGTTGATTGAGGATAAGAGCTTTGTTGACAAGCTCGAGTGGCCCACATTTTTGAAACGCCAGCGGGGCTGGCACAGCGCGGAGGACAGCGAATGAAACGGCAAACAAAAAGAGAGCTTATGAGAGAGCTTGAATTAACGCTTCGGTTTTTTCATCCATCACCTTCTGCAACGACGCTTCTAAACATTTGGCGCGAGCTTGAGGAGTTGCGTTACAGGAACCAAGAACATTTGATAACGATCAGAGGTTTGCAAGACACGATTGTGGGTCTCGAAAAAATCAATGAAACACTGCACCAAGCGTTAGAGCGGAGCATTCAAAATGATAGTGACCGACAAAGACAGCCCACCGGGGAGCTGGCAACGAGAGTGGGATCGACGCGCACATCCGGTCGAAGAATATCGCCAAGAGATTCGCGAACTCCGCGACAGAATCGCAAGCTATCTACGACGAATTGAAGAGCTCGAAAGCGAGAACGCGCTGCTGCGCGCGAGCGCGGGGCGTTGCGGGATCGACGTTTAGCCTTCACCTAGCAAGCGATTGCCTGCGGGCGCGACGACAAGCTGCTCACGCGTCTTGCGGTCGCGCGCAATCTCACGCACGGTGAGCAACTCATCCAAACGCATGAGGGTGAGTTCGTTGAAAAACGCACGCCGGTCTGGAATGACTTTTTGACACGCCTTAAACGCGTCGCTCGCCCCGCGGGCGTACTCGCTGGGGCTGATGTAGATGCCGCGCTGCTCTGCAGTAAGCAGGATTTTTAGAATCTCAACGCGTTTACGATCCCGCAACAAATTGCGCGCGAAAGCGGTGCTCGCGACTTGTCCGAAACGTCTAAACACCTTGGCAGCAGCGTCGAACTCGAGCTCGATCTTGTCCTGCAACGCGCCAAAGTTGCACTTTTCGTGTCGCAGGCTCACCGACCCGTCGCCCCGCGTCATCGCCCAGCGACTGCGTGCGCTGTTGTTCCAGGCGGTCGAGCCTGAGAACGTCGTGTTGCTGTCCTTCGCCTCGCCAAAGCGCACCGATTGCTTATCGACGTGTGCCAGCAGCAGCATTGCGGCGCCTGATTGCAGTGCGATAGCGTTTAAGCAGCGCATAAAGCCACGTACCTCGGCGCGGTCGTTCTCGTTGGCGTTAAACACGTCGGAGGCGTTATCGACAATGACGACCTCGGCCGCGTGTTCTTTCACCGCATTCGCAAGCCACTGCATCTGCTCGGTCGGCAATCCGTTTCGCCACAGCACGCACTCATGCTGCGTCAAATCGAAGGCAACTAAGCGCCCCGCAAGGTCAGTCAACGCCGCGCCTGTGTCTGCCAAGATATTGCTGACGCGGAAATGCACCGTGCGCTCGCTGTCCTCTGCAGACACGACGAGCACCTTGCACGCCTCGACGGCCTCGCCCAAAAAAGGTCGGCCGAGCGCCAGGCTTACAGCCAACTGCAGCGATAGGTTGCTCTTTCCAACGCCGCCGTTGGCACTCAGCAGCGTCGTCGTGCGCGCAGGCAGCCACCCTGCCCAGCGGAACGGCGCCGCCTCGGGCGCGCTGGCGGCGAGTGCCGCCCAGTCCATTGGCGCGAGGGCCGCGCTGGCCTCGACGGGCTGAGGACTGCCGAGGTTGATCGTGACGGGTGCGACCGGCTCCGGTCGGAACCGCTCGGCACCCTGCACCATGCGCGGAATCTCTGCATACCGCGCCTGCCAACGCTCAAGCTCGCCGGGTTCGCTCGGCCGCGCTGCGTCCATGAGGCCACGCAAGTGGGTTACGACGGCCCCGCCCGCGGCCCCGGCCGCGACGAGCTTGGCTGAAAGTTTCATCAGCGGGTCGTGATACGACTCGCCGGTCAGAATGCGGCGCAAGAGTTCAGCGTTCTCGGCATCCGGCGGCACGTCTTTGACGCTCTGCGTGACGCGCGAGACGCGCGTGCGTACCGCGTCCAGGTCGATCCCAAACACGCCAAGCGCGTCCGCAAGACTCAGCCGATGCTCTGGCCGCCACTCGCGCAAGCTGACGGGGTAGTTATGCCCGCCTTTTCCGTTTACGCCCGCTGGCAGCCGGCAGTAGCGCACCGAGTTGTTGCCGCTCGAGTCTGCGCGGACAAGCTGCGCGTCGGCCATTGTCTGCATGACCGCATCGACGAGCCCTGCGTCACACGCGTTGGCGTCGTCTGGGTCAAGCAATACCCCAATCTGATGATTGCCGGGGCTCGTCTCAATGATGAACGACGGCGTACCGTTTAGCTCAGAAGGGTCGGCGTCATCCGCGACCAGCGCCGCGAGCGCGGCAAAGTTGTGCTTGGAGCGCCGCGGCCGCTCGCCGTTCAGTTTAAGCCGCGCGACAGAGTAATAGGTATTTTGTTCTGCGCGGCGGTCCACCATCAAACGCGCATTCGGGGTGCCAACGTAAAGCTGCCCTGCCCACGCGTCTGGCCCGACGGCGTTGGGGTCGCCTGCGAAACACGCAATCCAACCGTGGCCGCCCTCCCCGAGCGGGCCATACAGCGCCTCGAGGAACTCGGAATTACTGACCATCCGAGCCCCGGCTTACTTCAATTTGGCAAGGTCGTGAAGCGTCAGTGTAACCCTTTGTTTCTCCGCAAGTTTTAATAAAGCCGGCCAGTGACGCTGAGGGACGTGCCCGTCGGTGCCGCGTTTCCTCGACGGCATCATCCACCGGCTGACCGCGCTCGGGCTGATTTTTAAGGCACGCGCTAAAGCGCGGACACCGCCGAATTTCTCGACAATTTCACGCGCTGGGGATAGTTGTTTAGACATTTTTTCTCTCGAGGGTTGCAAGACGCGCCCGAAGGTGCTTCAATGTTGTGGAGTTGTCAACATCTGGTTGCGAAAACACAGGGGGGTGCAGCGAAAATGACTGCAGAAAAACTCGCTTCGGATTGGCTATCCGCGAAGCGGCAAGAACTTGAAGCCATGAATCGCCGCCTGCAAATCGAGGCTGACATTTTGAAGTTGATGCCCGCCAAAGAGGAAGGATCAAGCTCAACGATCCTGCAAAACGGGTGGCGTATCAAGACCACAGGCAAACTGAGTTACCGCGCGGAGATCGACCGGCTGCTCGAGTTGTGCGCGGCGTGGCCGGCTGATGCGAAGCCGGTCAAGACCAAAGTGGAAGCGGACGAGGCGTTGCTGAAAGCAATCCGCACCGACCGCCCTGACTTGTGGCGGCAGATTGCGCCTGCCATCACGGTGAAGCCAGCGAAGACATACATCGTGATTGAGGAGCCGAGTCATGGCGTTTAATCTTGAAAGCATCCGCAAGAATGAAGCCTTCGCCTCGCCGCGCTTGATGGTGTACGGCGTTGAGGGCATTGGCAAGTCGTCGTTCGCAGCCGGCGCGCCTGCGCCGATTTTTATCCCAACCGAGGACGGCCTCGGCAACTTGTCTGTCAAGCACTTTCCGATTGCGAAATCGAGCGACGACGTGCTCTCGGCGATTGGCGCTTTGTTTGACGGCGGCCATGATTTTCGCACCGTCGTGATCGACTCGCTCGATTGGTTGGAAACACTGATCTGGCGAGAG